ATGACCAAACCAAAGAAGCCCCCCGAGAAGTCAGCATCCGAGCAGCCGGACCAGAGTCTCCTCGACGCGCTGGAGGACCTGCCGCTCCTCCGTAGCGAGCTGGTGAACGGCAAGCGCGTCCTAACCTGGGTGTTCCCGGACGGAACGACCCGGCCGGGTCCCGATACGTAACCCGTTGCGGTCGATCCGGCCGAGGTGTACTCATTTAGGGTAACTCATGTGGAGCACAGCACAGATGCACAGGACGATCTCAGGCCCCGGCGGGGCGCACATTCAAGGATTCGGACGCCGCGGCCTGCTGATGGCCGCCGCTGATCAGGGCGGCGGAGCTGGTGGACAGCCCAACGGTGCCCCCAACGGTGCCCCCAACGGTCAACCAGGCGGTCAACCAGGCGGTCAGCCGGGGGGCGCAGGTGGTGACCCGGCGAACCTCTCCGAGGCTTCCCGCAGGGAGGTCAATGAGCTGGTCAACCAGGCCGTCAACGGTGCGATGACCAACCAGCTCTCACGCTTCAAGAAGCAGTTCACCGAGGAGATCACCACGACCCTCGGCTCCACGCTGTCGCCGATCAGCGAGCAGCTGAAGATCCTGGCGGAGCGCCAGACGGCTCCCGCCCAGGGTGGATCTCGTGGCCGCGCCGCCGAGGGCGGCGGCGAGCTGCCGCAGGAGGTCAAGGACATGCTCCTGCGCAACGAGGCTCGGATCAAAGAGCTGGAGCAGTCCAACAAGAACGAGCGCGACATGCGCGAGCAGGAGAAGGCCACCCGCCTGCGTGACGACGAGCGCATGAAGCTCGCCAACACGCTCCGCGAGCGCGGCATCCCGGACGCGCAGATCCGCGCAGCCGTCGCCGTCCTGCACACGGAGGACAAGCGCGTCGGCCGAGCCGATGACGGCCGTGTGATCTTCAAGATCGTGCGCGGCACCGGCGCAGCCCAGTACCTCGACGAGGTGGAGCTGGACAAGGGCGTCGACGAGTGGCTGCGGTCCGACGAGGGCAAGGGCTATGTCCCGGCCCGCTCGGCCCAGGGCTCGGGCTCCGGCCCTGCCCGTCCCGGTCAGCTCCCGCGCAACCAGCAGGAAGCTCGCGCGCAGGCCACGCAGGATCTCGCGAAGATCCTGCTCGGCGGCGGGTCCTGAAGCGGACCGGCGTCATCCCACTACGTGATCCGGGGGTAGTTGCGGAGGCTTACGACGCCGTTGGAGAGCCACACGATCGGCAGGCTCTATCCCAGCGCGGGGGACTTCATCTTACTCAGCGCTGAGGTGTGACATGGCGACCAAGGAGCGATTGGGGACCACCACGTTCGATCAAGCCATCACGCGGATGGTCGACGTCTACGCCGCCGGCCACCGGGTCGTGGTCTCGTTCAGCGCGGGCAAGGACAGCACTTGTCTGCTGGAGATCTGCATCATCGCGGCCCGGTTGACCAACCGGCTGCCGGTCGAGGTGGTCATCCAGGACGAGGAGATCAACTTCCCGGGGACGTACGAGTACGCTGAGCGCGTCGCAGCCCGCCCGGAGGTGAGCTTCAACTGGGTGGTGATGCAACACGTGATGCTCAACTGCTTCAACCGCGAGGCCCCCTACTTCCGGGTGTTCGACCCGCTGCTACCGCCAGACCAGTGGGTACGCCAGCCGCCGGTGGGCAAGCCAGGCTGTAACGTGCAGTTCGTGAAGGAGAAGGAGATCAGCATGATGACGATCCCCGCTCGCTTCCCGCCACCACCTGGGAAGACGCTCTACGCGGCGATCGGCCTGCGAACCTCCGAGTCGCGCGGACGCCTCTACGGCGGCCACATCACCAAGGCCAACGAGCACGGGGTCCGCAACGTCCGACCGATCGCTGACTGGTCCGACGGTGACGTCTGGAAGGCGATCGGCGACAACAAGTGGGACTACAACAAGGCGTACGACACCCTCATGGCGATGGGGATCAAGCGTTACGCCCTCCGAATCGCGCCGCCGACCATGAACCCGGCAGGCCTGGACCTGCTCATGCACGCTTCCAAGGCGTGGCCGAGCTGGTTCGACCGCGTGGCGGAGCGCCTACCCGGCATCCGCACCGCGGCGATGTTCGGCCCGCGTGCGGTGCTGCCGACGCGTCACTTCGGCGAGACCTCCGCGCGGAGGCCGCACGCTACCATCACCTTGCCGTTGTTCGACCGGTCGATGACGACAGAGCCCGCGATCGCGATGCATCACGCCGGGTCCCCGGAGTGGGGGACGCCGATGCTCCTACGCCGATTCTCCGCGCGCGTGCTGAGGCCGGCCGCGATGGGACGTGCCATCGATCTCGACTACGCCAGCTCGGCGTATTGGAACCAGTGGTGGGATGAGGCCGATCGCCCGCTCGCCTTCCTCGACGGCAGCAAGGGACGCGACGTTCTCGTCGAAGCGGATCGTCGCACGGCGGCCCCGCGTCTCGGATCGGGACACCTGAACGCACCGGGCATTGGTGGTGGCGAGATGGTCCAGCAGTGCTGGGAGCTGTTCGAGAAGGATCATCGCGAAGCTCGGCTCGGCTCGGGTTGCTGGATCGGCTTCTCCGTGGAGCAGTTTGGCAGTCTCCAGAACGTGGGCAAGCGTAACCCGCTCACGTGCGACGCGGACGATCTCATCACGTCGCTCGTGCCGAGCCGCCGCGTGCACTACGTGGTCCACCCCGAGCGGCTCATCACGATCACACAGCGCAAGATGAAGAAGTGGGATCGGGGCAGTAAGCAGCGCAAGGCAGAGCAGCGGCTGCTCGACCGCATCCGCATCCGCACCGACGAAGCACCGATGGATGGTGGGGCACCCTCGCATCTTTCGTACGTGACGTTTTTGTGGCACCGCGATCGCGCCGTGCGCCGCGTTCAGATGGAGGCCACACGGACCTTCCTGAACGAGCAGCAGGCCGATCCGAAGTCACTGTTCCACAAGTTCGAGGTGATCGGATCGCTGGATCTCAAGGCGCGGTAACGATGGAGCAGATCAGCATTCAAGGTGCCCCCTGGAAGTCCTGGCGGGCTCGCACTGGACCCAGACATAGGAGCACGACCGTGAACGCACAACCGCAAGAGATCTTGAAGAAGAACAAAGTCCTGGAGACCCTCCAGATCGAGTACGTCAAGGCGTCATCGATCCGGCCGAACAGCTACAACCCCAACAGGCAGTCGAGCCACGACTTCTACCTGCTGGTGATGTCGATGACCGAGGACGGCTTCACGCAGCCGATCATCGCCCAGGGAGACAGCCGCGAGATCGTCGACGGGGAGCACCGCTGGACCTGCGCCATCGTCACCCGGTTCATCAAGAACTGGGGCATCAAGGCCAACGTCAAGAACAAGGCGATCGGTGAGGAGCTGGCCAAGCTCCGCGCGACCAACCTGTTCCTGGAGCTGCCGGTCACCGTGAAGGACGGCAAGGAGCTGGTCGGGTTGATCCGCCACAACCGCGCCAACATCATCGACCCGGAGCTGACCATCCCGGTGGTCTTCGTCTCGATGACAGCAGAGCAGATGCGGATCGCCACCCTCCGCCACAACCGGGCGCGCGGCTCGGAGGACATCGACCTGTCAGCCGCCCTGTTGCGCGACCTCCGCGAGCTGGGCGCCCTCGACTGGGCCCAGGACTCCCTGATGCTCGACGAGGTCGAGATGAACCGGCTGCTGGAAGACATGTCGGCACCCCAGGCCCTGGCGAACGCCGAGTACGGGGAGGCGTGGCAACCGAGCAACGCCGGCACCAAGCAGGGCGACTCGACGGATGGCGCATCGACCGTCTCGATGACACCGGAGGCGGTCGAGCAGGTCCGGGCGCAGGAGATCAAAATCGCGGCGGCCAAGACCGAGGAGGAGCGCATCTCCGCGGTCAAGGACACCGATATCTACCGGCTTTCGCTCATCTTCTCAGGCGACGAAGCTGTCGCCGTCAAGGCTGCGCTCGGCGCCACTCCGGCGGCGATGATCCTGTCGATGTGCAAGGCGCACCTCGCGACGTCCGGCGAATAGATTGACAGCCGCCAGGTAGGCGTGTCACTTCATACGTACGTCAGCCCACGTTGGTGATGTTCGCTGCGAGAGCAGTGCGCGTATGGTTCGGGCGATCCGGCCAAGTTTCAACCTCCAAGTGAGGATCTGATCCATGGCCGCTCTCGATTTCGCAGCACTCACCTCCGCTCTCGCAACCCTGTTCGAGGATCGGATCGTCACGCAGATCAACCGGGCCGTTGTGCTCGCCAACCTGCTCCCGGTCACCCCGGGTACCGGCAAGAACATCCAGTGGCTCGCCCGCTTCGGCACCGATGTCGGAGCTGTGATCGCGGACGGCGCTGACGTCTCGACCTACAACTCCGACTCCAAGGTCCCGGCTGTCCTCCAGTACGGCACCTACCACGACGCGTTCTCGATCACCGGCAAGGCCCGCGCAGCTGCCGCAGCCGCTGGCAACCCGCTAGACCTCGTCGACCTGTTCGGCGAGGAGATTGAGGAGTCGGTCCAGCGTCTCGCGATGAAGCTCGCGATCGACACCTACACCGGCACCGGTGCCACCGACAACCTCAACGGCCTGCTGTCCGCGTCCGGCGCAGCAGCTGCTATCTCAGCGACCGGCTCGTACGCCGGCATCTCACGCGTCACCTACACGCAGTGGGCCGCGACGATCAACGCGAACGGTGCTGTTCCTCGCGCCCTCTCGCTCGCCCTCATGCGCACTATGCGCCGGTCGATCTACACGGCGTCGGGTGAGAAGCCCGATCTCATCGTGTGCGATCCGATCCAGCACGAGAACTACGGCAACCTGCTCGCGAACCAGCGTCGCTACATGCAGGACGTCATGCTCCGTGGCCAGGCGATCAAGCTCGACGGCGGCTACCAGGTCCTGGAGTTCGACGGTATCCCGGTCGTCGAGGACGTCAACCACCCCGCAGGGAAGATGACGTTCCTCAACACCCGCCACTTGAGCTACAAGCAGCTCCCGTCGCCGTCCGACAACCTGAACATGGCCAAGGGCAACCTCGGCCTCCACGGTACTCCGGAGGAGCAGTTCGGCCAGCAGCAGGTCAAGTTGACCGCGCGCGTTCAGCCCCTCGCCATCACCGGCGACGCGCTGAAGTTCGCGCTGTTCTGCTATCCGCAGATCCAGCAGAAGCGCCCCAACACCGCTGGCGTGCTCGAAGATCTCCTCTAGCTGACCTAGCTGGCTAGTTCGGCCCGTCGCCAACGTGGCGGGTCGAGCTGGTACAGTCAGGTCAGGAGATATTGACCATGCTGATGAAGAACCCGACAGAGCACCAGCTGACGATCGCCGCGCTCGACCTCGTCGTCGCGCCTGGCGCAACCGTGGAAATTGCCGATGGCTACTGTCGCCCCCGTCCTGTCCACGGTGCTCAGACCAAGATCGGACCCGTCATCGAGATGTTGGCGCCTCAGCTCGTCCCAGCAGACGACACGCTGCTACCGGCGTGGCGGGCGCTGACGCTGGAGTTCAACGTGGCGAAGCCGCCGACCACCGCGTTCGGCTACGACGTACTCGTCGGCATGTCACCCGCCGTCGCCGCGCTGGTCGAGTCCGGCAACGCGGAAGTGGCGCCCCAGAAGGGATCGTCGAAGTCGCAGCCCTCTCAGAAGCAGCGCGACCAGAACGCCGCTGGGATCACAGGCGTGAAGGTCACCCCGTAACGTCATGTCGACTCCGTTCACAGCTGCTCTGCGCGCGAAGGTCCGATGGTACCTAGGCTGGCCCGCGCGCTTTCACCAGACGGATAGCCGCCTGGAGCAGGCGATGAACGCGGTCGACTCCGAGGCCACTGACGCAACATACGACCTCATCGTCGCCAACCTCACAGCAATGGATACGTTGAACACAGGCATCGTCGATGCTTATGGGCGACTCAAGGCCCTCAGGGTCGGGTCCATCGACCTGTCAGGTCCTGGTGAGATCGGGATGCTCCGCTCCGAGGGTCGACGCCTCGGCGGGCAGGTCGCAGCGACGCTTGGAGTCGAGACTCGCCACGACGTCTGGTCCGGTTCAGGGAACAAGTCCTTCGCCGGTCACGGTGGTCTGGACGGGGGCAACCAGTATCGGCAGGGGTAAGTTCGGCCGACTAGGCAGGGTGAGCACGGTCTGTGCTCCGCGTTTGCTCTGCCTGGAAGGCCACCATTTACAGTTTGTGATCAACCAGAGGAGATGAGATGGCGGTTTCAGCGAACATTGTCAGTCAGGGTAACCCGATGGTCTTCACGCAGTCAGAGGCGACTGCGGCGCAAAGGACGTGGGTGTTTTACCTGTCCAACAGCGCTGACGGCACCCCGGCGACGGGCAAGACTATTGCTGGCGCGGACTTCCGGATCAGCAAAGCCGGTGGCGCCTTCGGCAACGCGGTCGGCGTCGTCACCGAGCTTTCCCTCGGGTGGTACAGGATGATCTTTGACGTCACCGATCTCGGCACCGTCGGAGCGCTCGCTTGCGAGCTTTCTGGCGAAGCCGGAGTCGACGCGATCCACATGCTCCACCAGGTCACGGTGTTCGATTTGAACACTGCAACCGTCGCGCTCGCAGCTGGCGGCATCACCACGGCAACGTTCGCCGCTGGTGCGATCGATGCAGCTGCTATCGCCGCGGACGCGCTCGGTTCGTCGGAACTCGCCGCGACCGCTGTGACCGAGGTGCAGGCTGGGCTCGCGACGGCCGCGCTTCAGGTGTCTGCTGCGACTGCCCAGCGCACGGAGACATACGTCCTCGGTACCTTGGCGTCGAACACGTCAAGGCCGGTGTCGATGCTCAACGCGATCGACTGCACCATCCAGCTTTCCGGTACGTTCGACAGCTCCACGGTGACACTCGAAACGAGTGCGAACCCGGGCGCTGCTGTTCCGCTGTGGACTGCTGTGACCGGCGGCAGTAGCCCGTTCACTGCCGTCGGGCTCCAGGTGGTTGCCGGTCCCCATAGCGCTGTCCGCGCCCGGATGTCGAGCGCTGGCGGGGGTTCGGCTGTCGTCGTGACCGCACTGGTGCGGTTCGCGGTCTAAAGAAGCTAGATGCCGGGCTCAGCCACACTCGGGTCCAACCTCGTCGACTCGCTGCTCTCAGTGGTCGATGATCTCCGCGGGTCGCTGCACCCAGCCATGGGGGTCAGGCAGTGGCGTGTCTTCGTTCGACTAAGGACCTGGTCCGGCGGGCGCGTCGGAGCAGGTTCACCGACCGACGTCGATACGGAGCTGCTCCCGCAGCCGCTGGTCGAGTCTGACGACCGCTACTTGGCTGTCGAGTCAGGTGGCCTGGACGAGATGGGCAGCATCATGCTGTCCGAGATCTCGCTCACATACACAGAGGACGAACTGGATGGCGGCTCGAACGTCGCCGGTCGCGAGGTCCTCTACGTGCTCTCTGACGCTCTCGGTGGACAAGCGCTGTCCGACAGGCTCTACCAGCTCATGGAGCCACCGAAGCCCGACCGAGTGAAGACCATCGGCTGGGTGGTCAAGCTCCGGCGGTCCACCGAGGACGGCTGTCCGTGAGCAGCTTCAACATCACTCCGGACCAGCTGCCGGCGATCCTCCGCGGCCACGCGCGCAGGCTTCCCCGCGCGGTCCACGACGGGCTGGTGATGGCTGCCCAGCGCGGTCGAGCCCTGCTGGTCAGCAAGTCCCCGGTCGACACCGGCGTCTACAAGAACGCCTGGCGGGTTCGCCATCACGTCGGCGGCGGAGCAGAGCTGTACAACGACGCGCCCCACGCCGGTATCATCGAGGCGGGGGCACGCCCGCACGGCGTCAACGCGGCAGGCATCGCAGCCATCACCGCTTGGGCGATGCGCAAGCTCGGCCTGGGGGAGAAGGAAGCCCGCGGGGTCGCCTTCGCCGTCGCCGCCAAGCTCAAGAAGACGGGACAGAAGGGTCTCTGGATCGTCCGAGACAACATCCCGGAGCTGTTGAAGTACGCCCAACAGGAGGTCGCCAGGTCTGTCAAGCGCGCCCTCGACCAGCGGGGTATCTGATGTCTGTCATCAAGCGCCGCATGCTGGAGGCCCTCGGCGAGTACCTCACGTCAATTGTCGCACCGGAGATTGCCGCCGGTGACGTCATCATCGGGGCCCCTGGTACAGAACGCGCTATCTGCTTCCCTCACATCGCCATCCGGGCGCAGGGCCCGTTCGTGTTCATGCCGTTCGAGGATGACGAGCTGTGGACCACTACGACCACGCAAGCGGTCAGCGTCGGGACGTTGGCAGGGAAGGTGGAGATCGTCCTCGGCTTCACTGACCAAGTCCAACGTGAGGTCATGGAGGACCGTATCCTCCACGAGTTCTACAAGCAGGCAGCTCTGGACGGGTCACCGCGGCGCGGTGTCCTGGTCGTCCAGATGGGCGACTTTGAGGTCAACGCAGTCGCCAACCTGGCGACGGTCCCGGTCGCCTACGTTCTAGGCGAGGAGACTTGGGTCGAGGAGATGGTCTTCGAGCGGAAGCGCTACTCGAACCTCGTGCTCGACGTGGACCTCCCGGCGGTGGTGATTCGCTCACCCGTCTATGATATCGATGCGCTGGTCTCCGCTATCACAGGGGACCTCACCAGCGTAGATCCGACACTCGACGATCAGGTCTCCATCGATGAAGATGGCGACGTAGCTATCTACCCGTAGGAGGCCATCGTGACTGCACCTTTTTTCACCAACAACGACGCAGACATCACGCAGCTGGAAGGTCTCTACATCCAGGAGCGTAACCCTCCCGCGATCGTCCAGGGCGTGGCCTTGAACGCTGTCGCCGTCTGCGGCGAGTGCGTCCGCGGTCCAGTCAACGTGGTCGTGACGATCACGTCAGCTGGGCGCTTCAAGGAGGTGTTCGGTGGGCGTGACAAGACGGCCAACGGCACGGGTGGGACGATCCTCGGCAAGGTACACCAGTCGCTGATCAACAAGCCGTTCGGGACGCTCTACGTGGTCCGCGCAGCCGCCGCAGCGGCGGTCAGCGCGAGCTTCACGCTGGAGACGGCCGCCGGTGGTGCAGGTACGGCGGTGCTTCGTGTTGACGCTGCGAACCGCGGCACCTGGGGTAACGACGTCCTGGTCAAGGTCTCCGCCGCCACTGACGGAGACGCGAACAAGTTCAACCTGAGCGTCCGCTACCTGGGGAACGACACGATCTACCAGAACCTCAACATCCAGACCGGGTTTGACAACACGCTCACGGTGGTCGGTACGGATAACGGAAACCTGATCACGCTGGCCAAGCTCGCCAGCGGGCGCCCTGTCAACAACGCAGCCTCCACTGACGGAGGGGACGCGGAGGGTTTCATCAACCTAGGTGAGACTGTCGCATCTTTTGTGTCCGTCGCAGGTACGGACGGCACCATCGCTGACTCCGACTTCACCGGCACCAGTGGGCCGCTGGAGCTGGTGGCGGCCAAGAAAGGTGTAGCGATCGTCTACGTCGCTGAGCGTATGGCGACGGCGATCAAGGACAAGGTTGAGCTGCTCGCAGCTGCGGCTGTCGACCGGATCTTCCTCGTTGGGCCCAACGATGAGACGGTTTTGACCGCAGCGGCTATCACCGATGTCGCTCTCCAGCGGTCGGACCGGATCATCTACTGCTACAATCACGCCTACACGCGTGATCCGGACACGGCGACGGAGATCTTGACGCGACCGGAGTCGTGGATGGCGTCGATCCTCGCCAAGACAGACGTCGACATCCACCCCGGCGAGGAGGACACCAAGGTGTTCACCGCGGGCATCACCCGGCTGTACTACACCGCGCTCGCTCGTGCGGACTACATCCTACTCAAGGCGGCCGGCATCGCCACGTTGGAGGACGATGAGGGCATCACCTTCGTGTCCGGCGTGACGTCCAGCCTCACCAGCGGCAAGACGGAGATCACCCGCCGCCGGATGACGGACTTCATCCAGCTGTCGCTGGCAGCGGAGCTGAAGTACAGCGTCAAGAAGAAGAACACCGTGAGCCGTCGCCGGGCCAACGCGGCGCTCATCCAGGGGTTCCTCAAGGACCTCCAGAAGCAGGAGCGCGTCGTCGAGGACTACCTGGTTGACACCGAGAAGCTCAACACGGTGATCGGCCGCGCAGCCGGGACCGAGAAGGTCTTGCTCCGCGTGAAGCTGCTGGGCCACATCCTGAGCCTGTCGCTGGTGACCGAGATCGGGACGTCCGTCTCGATCGTGGAAGTCGCCTAGTCCGGCGTTCTAGTAACGTTTCAAGCTAGTTCTACCGCCTGGGCACTGTACGGGCAGAATAGAGGGCACCATGTCTCAGCGCGTAAGAGGCCAAGAAGCAACTCTGCAGGTCATCGTCGATGGCGACCTGAAGTCCGGCAGCTTCACCCAGATCGCCAACTTCAACCTGACCCCGCGAACGGAGATCATGGAGACGCCGTTCCTCGGGGAGGTGGAGGACGACCTCGACATCGCCCACCACGGCTTCGACTTCGACTTCGAGATCCACCACCAGGACTCGAAGGCGTACGCGCTCCTGACGACCATCGTCGAGCGCGAGCAGCAGCGGCTCCCCCACCCGAACGTCAACCTGGTGATGACGATCGCCTACCGGTCCATCGCTGAGCCGGCGCTGACGTTCGTGCTGGAGAAGGCGTTCTTCAAGATGGACTCCTACGGCTTCGGCGGTCGCAAGGAGTACGTCACGTCGAAGTTCAGCGGCAAATGCCGGACGATCTCGACCGTCGGCTAGACGTTCTTCCAGGTCTTCCTGTTCTAGTGCAAGACCGTCAGCACGGGTCCAGCTCCAGTATGAAGGACTCAGCCGGCAGGTCGGGACGCCCGATCTGGTCCACACCCTCCGGTAGGTCGTGGGTGAACGCCACCTCCGGCCGGGCGGGCGCTGGAGCTGCACCAGGCGCCACAGGCTCACGCAGGCCAGCGAGGGACTCAAGGGCGCAACGCTGGACGTGGTCCCACAGCGCCTCGGTGTAGCGCCCGCCACGCCCCATCGGGACGTTGTTCCGGAGGTACTCGCCGCAGAAGCGGCAGACCTGGGAACCGTTCCTGGAGCCCTGGCGGTCGGCCCGCCAGACCCACAGCCGGACGCCCATCGCGCGCGGGTAGCGGCGCTTGTAGTCCAGCATCGCGAAGTTCCGCAGGGCTAGGCGGTCAGCCGGGGGGCGCAGGTGGGCACCGAACAGCTCGTCGATGGCCACGGACGCCAGGCCGCGGACGTAGGCGACCGCCTCGGAGTCGAGGATGCAGTCCCGGTACGCCTTCGCGTCGGCCTTCGCCTTGAGAGCCGCCAGCCGCTTGCGGTCCGCCTCGGACCGCGCCACTAGCGGGCTCCCAGGCGGTTCATCACGTCGGTCACCTGGACGGTGGTGTCCTGGAAGAACTTGGGGCTGTTCAGGTAGCGGATCAGCTCCCACTCCCGGGCCTTGCGCTCGTCCAGCTCCGCGCGGAGAGCGTCGCGCTCCGCGATGATGGCAACCACGTAGGCGGGGTAGCGGGGCGTCGTGTTGTCGTTGTCCACTACAAGGAGTCTGGTGCTGATCGAAATCATTTGCAAGTGCAAAATTATAAGTCTAGGTGATCACACTGCAAAATAAGTTTATTACTTTTGTGCTTGCAAAAGAAACAGGGGGGTGCGTAGACTGGCTGAGATGGAAAACACCAACACGAGGTTCCGCGCCTCCAAGTCCAGCGAGCTGGTCCGCACGCTGCTCAACCAGGTGGGCCTCGACACCTGGACCGGTCACAGGATCCGCGTCCGCTTCGCCACCAGCTACACGCCGACCAACCTCACCTGGTGGCACTCACGAGTGGCACGGACCTGGTTCGTCAGCCCGGGGCTGGGCCTGGCCTCGATGATCGACGTCCAGAACTTCAAGATCAGCCACGATCACGCCGAAGGCCTTGAGGGTGTGGAGATGCCAATCCCCACGGACCGGGTGCTGGTTGAGCACAGCTTCTTTATGGGCAATGACGAGGGCGTGACTATCTACGTCCCGCCCCCGGCGGACCAGAAGTCCTACGACGTGGCCGTGGACTGCTACCTGAGCAACGACCGCGTGGGTCCTATGCTCCGCGCGCTGATCCACGAGGCCGCCGGTGACGAGACGATGGAGTGCGTCTACATGGAGCTGGTGAAGTTCCAGGTGGCTGCGATGCGTACCGCTGAGAAGATGGCACCTAGGGAGGTGATCTGATGGGTGCAGAAGCACTTGGAATGGAGGAGACGTGATTCTTACCGATAACCAGGGTCGACCATTCGAGAGGCCGGATCCGCCACCACCAACTGCAACAATCGAGGAGAAGATCGCCTATCTCCGTGCATCGGCTGCCCACAACGATGCGGTCTCCAGCTCCGCCGTTCGAGCATTCGATCAAGCGTTTCAAAAAGGGCTACGTCGATGACTGACGAATCAACCAACGAACCACTCCCCTGGGACGCCGAACAGATCGCCGAGCACATCGCAAACGGTGACCGCGTCAGCGGTCAGCCGGGGGGCAGGTGGGCACCGAATAA